TTCGATTTTTGGGGTTAGTACTTTTTCACCGTCGACTTCTATAAATCCAGGGCTTTCGGCCTTCTTCTTCGGCCCTTGGCCTTGGGCCGCTGGCTGGGGAGCTAAGCCTGTCTCAAGGCTTGCGATATCCTTATCGATTCGGTCAAGCTCGGTTCTTAATAGATCCTTAATGACTTCCAATCGATCGGTTATTTCTGCGGCTGTGTCCTCAACATCTTTTGAGCTGGGCGGTTTGCTTGAGCTTGCATCTGGCTCAACTGCTTTTCGTATTTTTGCGGCTATCGATTCGGGGGCTAGTCTTGCAATGCTGCTAAGATTTAGAAGCTCTGAAATAATTCTGGATGCCGATGCATTTGGTCCGAGAGATTTTTGAATCTCAACAATTCGCTTGTCTAACTTATACTGGTTTGAAACGAGCTCCTTGTTTGCTTGGAGTGTCTTGTACAATTCGACATCCCGTTTTCTTTTATTATTAGGCAGTAATGAATTAACAAATTTTCGGTAAGCGACTTCCCTATCTATTCTGTCTTTAGTTAACCCCTTGTTTCTCGCTTCGGTTTCTTCTTTGGCTATCGTTTCGGGGGTGTTAGCTTTGCGGGGGTTTTCTTTTTTAATTTCGCCCCTTTTAAAAGTTTTTTTCTCCTTTTCTTCTATTTTAACTTTTAAATCGACTTTCTCCTCTGCCTTTTTTTCTGCTGCTCTTTTTTCAACTTTTTTAATTGTGTCTTCAGGCTTAACTAATTTCTCACCACGTTTAACACCTTGCTTAATCAGGCTTTCTAAATCTTTTTTGTATCTCGCTATCGCTTTATTACGATTTTTAATTTTTTCAGGAGAACCTTCATTTCCTTGTCTTTGAAGTTTTCCTAACTTTCTCTGAATCGCTCCAATCTTATTATTTAACGATCTGTTTTCGACAACATCGGGAACTTTCTCGGCCGGAGCCTTGGGGCGCTCCCCTTCAATTTTCACCGTGGTTTCTTTTTCCTTTTCTCCAGTAAAAGCTGGGGCTGCATCAGCTACTTTTTCTGGGTCTTCAGGAGCTTCTTCCTGAGCAAGTTTAGTATTTAAATTCTGTAGTGGTGAATAAGCTGACGGGCTTTCCGTAAGGATGTCCGCGCCGAGCATTGCGTTAACCGCTTTTGCGATTTTGGATTTCTCCTGCGGAGTTCCGGGCATTGCGTTAAGCTTTGTTTGGGTCTGCTCCTTGGTCTGCGGGGTGGAGCTGCCTGGCTTGCCTCCTTCGTCTGGAACTTTAGGATCGGGCATTCCGTTTTCGTATCCTAATGCCTGTAAAATCTTTTGGTCTAGGATGTAATCTTTTTCGCCTTTTTTAGCTCCGGCAAGATTTTCTGTTCCTACATACTCTCCTATGATTGGGCGAAGAACTTTATCATTAAAAGCCTTAATCTCTTTTTTAATGATTTTATCACCAGTGTTATCTAATAGGACACGGGCGAACTGATAAGAGAACCATTCTTCTGCTAAGACATCATCTGGGGTGCGGTCAAATGCTCGACGAATTTTCTTCTGGGTTTTCTCATCCAGTGAATCAAAAGTCGCATCAGGCTTCTTGGTAAAATACTGAGTATACGCTTCGAGCTGATTATCTTCGCCTAACCCACCCCACATAGTTCTTAATTCCTCATCGGACAAAATCATGATCCTGGCAAAGTGACCAGACTCATGCATGAATGCACCCATTGGATCAGCGGCAAATTCCTTTTCATTAATGTACATGATGTTATGTCCATCACGTGCTTCAAAGGTTCCTCGGTTCTTAAGATTGGCATCCGGAGTCCGTGGGCTGAATGCTATTTTTAATTTAGACATTCCCTCAGGATTGACCGCGTACATACGCTCAACCCAGTTTTGGGTAAATTCTAACGATTCAGGACTTACTCCTTCAACCGTCTGGAGATGCCCCATCATGGACTCGGCATCATTAAATGTCTGATACGGTGCAGAATATCCGGCACGGGTGACGGTTCCCATGGATCCGGTCTCGGTCATATTCTCACCAGTTATTTCAATCGGTGCATTGCCAAAATAGTTTCCGCTTCGGCTCCGCATTTCCAGTGCCGATGATAGTACACCTGGGCCAACGCCCACAATTCCTTCAGCTGCAATTGCATCCCAGTCCCAATCCTCGCCAGGTTCTTTACTTGCCCATTGTCCGAGATATTCCCCGGACATACCCATGAGCGAATCAGCACCAAGTTCAGCCGCAGCATTACGGGTTTTTTGAAATTTTGTAAACCGAGGAACTGCTCCAGCAGTTTTATTGAACTGTGTCTTATTTAAAAGCTTACCACCCTTGAACATTGCGTTACCGGTATGGTTCGCAATTGCCATGACTTTACCAGCCATCATACCAGTAAGCATATCAGCAACCGCTATCGGTGTACCCTTCTGAACCATCTTCTTTTGGATCTTGTTTCTTATGCTTTCATTGGTCCATGCGGCCGCAAAGATCTTTGGATTCTTCCAATCAATTCCTAATTCCTGCATTCCTTCCAATGCCATACCGGATGCTTCAAGAACAAAAGATGCGGCACCCCATGATGCTCGAGCTCCAAGCACTGCACCAGATGCAGTTCCGGCTCCAGGAATTATTGAACCCGCCAAAGCTCCAGTTGCTGCGGTAGGAAGCATCCATTTAATTGCGGATGGTAGAAATGAGGATAATGATTCCACAAACATTTCTGGAATCGCGGCGGGGTTATCAAATAATAGATTTCCCATCGCATCGAGGAAGCCATCCGATTTAGTTGACTTCACCCGTTTCATGGTTGAGCTCGTAGGAAGCTCTTCGATTTCAGATGCGATTTCAATAAATCTCTGCATCTCATCCGCATCTAATGTATTGGTCAGAAAGTCGGGAGTGTAATTACTCATCTCACTCATGAGTAATCCACGCTTAACCGCATTTCCAATAGCAGATAACCAGCCCGTTGTTTCTGCCTGCTCAAATAATTCGTTATCCAATCCGAACTGAGATGCTAATCCAATAGTCTTGTTTACTTCCTCTCTGGCCGCTTCCATTTTCTCGCGTAAGGCATCGCCTTTTGCTCCACCGGAATTCTTTAAATACTCGAGCTGTATATCTTCGTAATTACTTTTTGCGGCGTAAACGGATTGCATGACCTTTGCCACTTTCAATCTTTCCTCTCCGCCCAAAGACTCGATCGCCTGTTCAATAGGCTGACCTTTATATTCGGTCATTCCAGCTTTTTTCATCTCCTCGAGATCAAGAAGATCCGAATCTTTACGGCTCATGCCAATAGGTCGTCCGTCAATTTGACCACCATTTGAGAACATGAATCCTTTGTCCCGAAGCTGTCTGTCCTTCGCGACCGCTTGCCTGCGACTCGTGAATCCCGCAATGTCTCCACGCATTGCAGCTTCTAATCTTTTAGCCTGCTTACCTGCGGCTGGAGTCCTTTGCCCTGTGACCATATTAACTGCGGATGGTGGGCTAGTTCTTGGGTCAGTCTTTTCTAAATTGATAACCTCACCAGTAACCATATCAACGACCGGTTTTTCGAACTGCATCTGATTGAGCATTTCATCAGTTGCCTTTTTGCTTCTTGGTTTTGCGGTTCGGGCTTTAAGACTTGCGTCCAAAGCCTCGCGCTGAGAAATCGGAATACTGGTCATCTGCTCGAATAGAGCATATTCCATAGCTTCTGCCTCCTCCGCTGTGGTCTTACGCCTATCCCTTTCGGCCTTTAGCCTGAGAAATTTGTCCCGCATCCCATTTGGTTGGTTCCAGGATGCGTATTTTTTTAAATTTTCTTGGGACGCAAGTTTTGCGTCAGATGCACCGAAAAAGCCATCTTCTTGCTGACTGTTCTTAAGGTCGGATTTGTACATCTCATCGATCGCACCAATGTACTCCTCATCAGTTTCAAAGTCTCCGAATCCACCCAGGCTTTCAAAGTAGGGTGTGAATTCATTCTTCTTAAAATCGTCGTATAAACCCCCGTAATGACTCGCGGATTTTTTGTTCTCGCGGGTATATTGGCTGATCTGGCTATGCTTCTTTTTTATCTGCTCGTAAGCATCAAGATCATAATCATTAAAATTTTGATATGGCTGGGGCTGAGGCTGGGGCTGAGGCTCGGGCGGAGCGTATTGGGGCTCAGCTATTGAGCTTTGGGTCTGCTGTCTAGGGCCGCCAAATGGCTGGTACTGCCTTTGGATTGGCTTGCTTAGAAACTTTTCGAACCCGTCGTCTTTCTCACCCGAGTTGTCTTTAATTCCTAAGTCGTTGAGAACTGAGTCGTCGAAGGACATAAGAATTACGGTTTAGTATGGGTTGAAGGTGTAATCTACAAAATTAGGTTCGTCCTGGCTTCTTCTAAACGCTCTCCGCTCGCTTGGCCCCATTCCGGTCTGAGCTCTTCTAAACTGCTCGGGTGTGACCTGACGGCCTGCGGGTGCGCTCATTGATTTATTGGGAAGAGCCGCCGGGATATTGGGATCAGCCCGATTGGGAAGGCCTGGGGCTCGATGCGGAAGTGCTGGGTTTTTGTTTGGAAGTTTCAATGGGCTGTTTCCAAGTCTAGGGGCGTAGCCTCCAGGTGTTTTCATCGGAACTGCGTCATACAAATCGTTCCCAAGCTGCTTCATATTCTTTTTGAACTTTGGTAGCATCTTCTGACCCATCCTCCTTGTTGCTGGGTGGGCTAAAAGTAGTGGTGACAGATACGGTAGATAGTCCATGTTCATACCCTCTTCATTTTCCTCTGGAGTCGCGGGAGCTGGAGCCTCGGGAGCTGGCTCGTCAAGAGAAGCTCCGCGGTTAAGATAGGCTAATGCGTCGTTGCGATTTTGAAAATTCGCATCGCTGTAGTCCTGCTCATCGGAGGTCATACGGACCGTGTCTTTGCTCATGTCCTGCTTCTGTCCGAACTGATCGTTGAAAACTCCGGGTCTGTCTAATTGACGTTCAAGATTTACTTGCTGTGCATCAGATAGAAATGGCTTTGCTGTTTCCATACCGCCCGCTTTATCAAATTGACCGCCCATTTCTAAAGTAGTAACCGGACCTTTTCCGTCCAAAGTAGTATTTACAATTCCGGTACCCGCATTCTTTAAACCGGTTTGCTCGGTAAACTGCTCCTTAGTCAACTGACCAGGAGCTCCTGTCTTACCGTCTGGACTTACATAATTACCTCCAAATTCATTAATGGTTTTATCTATTCTAGCCTGCCTTGCATCTTCTGAGGAATTATAAGGAGATCCTAAATTTGCCATAAAGCGCTTTTGCATATCTTGACGTGTTTCGTCATCAAGTTCATTCCATGCTCGCCCATCTGACCGCCCGACCTGACTGGTTTCCCAGTTATCGGCCATGACATTTTGTATGTGGGCTCTTGATGCAGCCTTTCGCTCATCAATCTTATTCTGCTTAATAATATTATCAGCAAGTCTGTCTGCTTCAGCCTGAACCCGTCCTTTAGCAAGATTCATCATCTTGCTGCCGCTTCCACCACCACGTAACACCATATCATCCATGCTGTTAGCTTTTGCCTGCATTGCTGCCTGGGCTTGGCCTTCGGGAGTCATTGCCATTTGGCCGTCGGGGTTGTCTAAATTCTGATTTGCTGCTGGATCTGCGATCTCACCATCCGGACCTCTTTCCGCTATTGGTGTATCTAAATCTACTTTATCTAAAGGTTTTTCTGGTTCCTGCGGTGCGGTATTTGTAATGTCTTGTTCTGCTTCGGGAGCTTCGTTATTTAAGGCATTTAAACCTCCCGCTACACCTATACCCGCGGCTAGTTGACGTTTTGGACCGCCTAAAGCTACTTTTGCAGCCTTACCCGTTGCTGTATTACCTAGCTTATTTTTAATCTTATTTGCTGTTGGGAGTATATTTTTAGGTATTTTTGTAATACCGCCCTTAGCTAAATTTTGAACTACCTTTTTGCCGGTTTCTTTAATAACTGCTGGCCCTGCCCCTCCAGTTACAGCAGCTAAACCTGTTTGAAATACATCTCCCGCAACATCTTTTAAGTCAGGTGTATCCTCCCATTGAAGACCTTCTTCATTACCGGTTAGTTCATTAAAACCGGCTTTTCCGTAATCCGCGATAGCTCCGCCAATCCGAGCTGCTCCTGCTGGTACATCTAGTAACCCCTTACCAACACCTTCTAAAAAACTATCGTCTTCTTCCGCCCCATATAAATCGTCGCTTTTTTGCTGCATCTGACTGTATGCACTTTGGGGCTGGTTCTGTTCCGCAGATGGAGATGTGCTATTTCGTGAGAGCACCTCCATAAGACCTTTTTGTAGCTCGGGACGTTGACTTAAGGCAGCCGCCGCAGTATCGCGATCGACCTGCATCCACTCAAATAATTGTTGGGGCGTCAGCGTTCCCGCTTCGAAAAGAGCTTGGTAATCCATAGCGAAAAGAGTAGTTGCGGGGAATTACGGCATCAACCGCTTGTAATTCTTCTTAATAGCTCCTAATGGGACACGCATGAAGCCATCCGGGCACATAAGACCTGGATTTTTGCGTAGCATGCGATTAGTAATTTTCTTCTTTTTGGGTGCTTTAAAAGTGCTCGCGCTATCAATGTTGTACAATGCAATCGCAGCAGCCAGAACATGGTCATCATGATGACCGGGGGCCGCTTGCGGTTTGCCCTTATCGCTGATTACAAAGGTCTTCATTTCTTTCAGGACATCAATATCTGGAATATCAAAATTCTCCTCAATTAATTCAGCCGCCATATGGTCAATAACTGTTTTTCTTGTGACCTTATCCGTGCTCCAGCCAAAGCTTTTTTCAACCATTCCGCTAGAATCATTATATCGGCGACGGCGATAAACGCTTAAACCAGATTCCAATAGATATTTTAGCAATGCCAATCCAGAATTATTAACCTCAGGGATGATAAATGCGTTACCATACCAGCGGGCAGCTCCCTCAATTTCCTGAGCAAGGACACCAATATCCAATCGGCTGTGATGCAATGCGACAAGACGGGGTACGTGCCAGTCACCATGCCAGTCTTCAAAAGGTGCTTTCCAAACCTGGACAGAGTGGTAGTCAGGATCTGCAGCAATACCCTGCATTTGTTGATCCTCGCCCGTGCAAGTATCAACCGATATTAAATATTTGGAATCATATACCGGTTCCTCATAGATTTTCCAATTTCCAAGGCGGTCAGGTGTAAATGTACCTGTTTTATTATCAGATTGTACACCAACGGTTCCAATTAATGGTTTAACACTGTTCGCAATCTTTACCATCTTATCCAAATTTGAGACATGGAATCGGGGGCGAGAACTCATAAGGAAACATTCCTCAGGGTCACTCGGATATTCCTGACGGAATTTGGATAGATCACCATTGCATTTGTCCTGAAGAACACGACGACGCCAATGCAATTGTTCATAATTTACATCAAAGCGTTCCATTTCCTCGTATTCATCGTCAGTCATGGTTTCCTTGAAATCTTCAAGCTCAGCATCTGAATTAAAAGGTATTATTGAGTCCTCAAATTCAAACCATGCGGCAAATATTTTAGCCCATTCATTGTCCTGAACCCATGTTCGGTAAAACCAGCCATTTGGGCCGTTAGGTGTAGAATCAGCAACAACCAAAGATAAATTGTCACCGTCATATAAACTCTGCAAATATCCAAGAGCGGGATCGCGTTCGCCCTGCATAGGCCAGAATGCAACCTCAGTCATATTACCAACCTGGATCGTTCCAGATCTTCCAGCATTTTTAGATCCAGCAGTTTCTTTTCCGTAATTACTACGACTTTTTAACTTTATAATATCTGCAAGGCTACCACCGTCGGCTATTGACCCTCCGTCTTCGGCCCAAGGGAAAAGGTCGCTCTCCGCATACCGGCGGTATATTTCGAAAACCTTATCACTTGTACCGCTAATATCTCCCATTAAAGATCCACTGAGATTTTGATGCTTGCGCATATGATGATATGTCAATGCCTGGGCACATGTACTCGCTCCTTTTTGCCGAGGCTTCAAGATGATCATCTTGCATGGGCGGTCTTCGAGCTGACATTTACGGTAATGGGCAAACATCCTTTTTTGCAGAGTATTTGCTACGGGTTTTATGTCCTTGCCTCGTTTATCTCGGATTACTCCGAATGTACTGAACCAGACTTCCGGATCAATTCGTATTAAATTTTCTAGTTGCTCAGTGTTCTCCGTCATGAAAGCTAGCTTTTGGTTTGGGCTTGTGTATAGGACTGTCGTCCAAACGAATATCGTATCGATACTCGTGTTTGTAATGGTGGTAGTTGTGCACCGTGCACGCAGGAATGCTCAATAAAACTATAATTCTAATTAACACTTCCAGCGGCGTCTGGCTGCTTTACCTCTTTCACCATTCCAACTTTTGGATCGGGCGCAAAATGCTTTACGACGTTTAGCCGCTTTACTTCCTTTTTTGACTTTACCTGTGACCGCAGTCTTGAGCTTGGATCCGGGGTTCGCTTTGCGATACGCCGCTACCCCCTTCTTTGTCATACCAGCACCAGCCTTTACGGATCGGTAATTCGCACCCTTCCCTTTTGTAGTCTTTCTTATGGGGTTGGATTTTTTTCTAGGCATTAGTACTTACCTCCTTTTTTTACCCGCGCACTTCGAGCAGCAGGCTTTTTTTTTGAGCCTGTTTTACGTTTAGTAGTTTTTGTAGCTTTCTTTTTGCTACCGTATGATCTTCCAAATCCTGGCATTATTTTGTTTTCCTTTTTTTAATTGATGATGTTCGTTTTCCCATACCAACCCGGCGTTTTTCAGCGACAACAGATTTCTTTCTTTTGCCGACTCCTTTCCAGGTGACTGGGGTTTTCTTAGAAACTTTCTTACTGGGACGGCATTTTTTAACGCCTTTGGTCTTTTTCGACCCACACGCGTTTCCATTCTGATCAGTCCACTTTTCTTTGAACCAACGCTTAAGTGCAGCGCCCTTAGCTGTCTTTCTTACACCCATTACTTCTTCCTACCGGCTCCTTTTTTACGGCATTTGGCAATAGCTCCGCTCGCATAAGCGCTTGGGAATACCTTATAAGATGCTTTGACCTTGTGGTAGCATGCATCTTTTTTGCTCTTAGTTTTCTTAGCTGTGCTTTTTTTCTTTTTTGCTGGCATGTTTTAATCTCCTGTTCATTACCCGCGCGAGCTTCTGACGCTTTGCTATCTCCGCGGGTGTGTTCATAAATTTAATCTGTTCGAGGCTGTGCATTATTCCTCCTCAATCTCATCCAAATCGAAATCGGGCTCGAATTCGACGCTGGTGTCGCAGAAGCGTTCGATAACTCCGACTGCAATTTCTGCCATTTCTGTTTCATCCAGGTCTGATTCTTCCCACCAGCGGACAAAGACCGCCGATAGCTCGTGTTCAAACTTTTGTCCTGGGCCTTTGTCTTGTTTGTTGCTCATAAAGTTCCGCCTTTCAAATTTGCGGCTGGGGTTACTCCGGTTCCTGGTTTGGTTGAATAAAAAATGTGACTTCCATGCTGCCCAATTTTGTGAATCTTTGGGCTTTTGGACCATGATGGAGATACTTTGTCCGTGTGATAATGGTCTGCGTCTTTAAATTTGTTTAAGTGTTCCGGTAACTCTTCGCCCGCGATCTCATATGCCTGAATAAACTCTGTATCTGTTGAATTTTCATCCAAGGCTTCCATTTTTGCTTTATTTGGATCTTTGTCATTCCATGCGCTGAATTGATAAGGTTGGCGGCTGACATCAAATATATTATCTGGCCAGCTTTTTGAACTAGCTCGGTTTTTTAGGACTTGTTGAACAAGGTGCATGCCGTCAATTCCCTGGTTTCGGGCTTCACCCCACGAGGTTCGGGCTAGAGGTAGGCGGTTTGGGTCGGTTTTATCCTGGAACTCAAGCGGATTTACATCATCTTCGTTGTAAGCGTCGATAATTTCGTAGCTTTTACTGTTTTTGAAGTAATTATCTGCTTCAGTCTGATTCATTTTCGATCTCCAAAGGGGCTTCAACAACTGATTCTGCGTAAACATCGACAATTTCGTTCAAATCCATGCCTGATTGTCTAAATCGGGACATGATTTCGGCCGGTGTTGCTACTTTTGAGGTGTTATCGTTCACTGTAATCTCTGCTCTGGTGGCTGGTTTACCAAATCCGTACTCAAGCATGAGTTTTGCCGCGGTAATTCTGATCGTATGAGCGGGAGTTTCGTGATATTCGACACCTCTTTCCCCATCCGCACGATTTCTGCGAACAGTTTGCTTCGCCTGTAACCCATCACGCAATGCATTCATAGCTGCTTCAAAATCATCGTCGTGAATGAAGTTATGAACATCCTCTCTAAGCTTATTTACCTTCTGATTTGACATAAAAAATTTTAAATACGGGTTCCCTTTTGTATAACACAGTACATTTTTGGTACCCCCCACACCACCGGATGGGGGGTGGATGTTTTGCCTGTTTTAAAATGCTAAAACGGGATTCTAACCCTAAAACAATAAGATCTACTCAATAAACTTCTCATATGCCTGATAGATCATGCCTTCGAAAAGATAGTTTTTTATTTCTGTGATTGATAGGCGACTGCGAGTGGTAGTGATAGTGGTACCACGGGAGAGGTGGGGGGTACTCTGCTAGAGCTTACAACGGCAGTTGTCACTTCAATGATAGTTACAAAGTCGATACACTTGGGTAGATGTCACTTGCTAAAAGCTTGCGGGTCAAGGACTTGGGTCGACAGCACACAGGATTCGGAATCCTGTTTTGGGTCAAAGGTCGTTGGTTTTGGGTCGACGGCGTCCCTTACCCTACAGGTTACTAACGCACATAATATGTAGCAGTGGAGGTTATAGTCAATGGAGCGAGCTTGCTCGTGACCTAGTTAGCGGGCGACCCGCCATCTAAAGAAATAACAATAGACCTAAAGGGCTAGTGTTCTTTTTTTAGCCCGATTGAACATGGTATGTTCACCCGTCGGGAGACATTAATCAATGGAGCGAGCTTGCTCGTGACCACTTTTTGATGACTCGGGACAAAAAAAGACCTCGCTACCGTGATAAGTAACGAGGTCGTTTGAGGGTAGTATTAATGGTTAGCTGATACAGGGTTGTTTTGCTCATCGACGAGGTTTTCATTACTCCATTCAATGAATGATTCTTCTGTTTCTGTGTGAATTGTTTGATTTACTCGGAATTGGTTTTTGTCTTCTAGTAGGGAGTTTAGAAGACTGAATACGAAGCTACTTGTG